ATTTTTATCTCCGAATAAACGTATGAAGTACTCTGCGTCAACCACTGCTAGCGGTTTTTTTCCATTCTTTTTAATAACGACGAGAGGTTCATAGTCACCACAGTTGGCAGATGCTTGTTCATAAGCATCCCATATATTTAGCTTTTCTACATTTTTACATTCAATGCTGTGTGGAAACTTTTGTCTGGCAGCTCGTGCCATAATAAGATCTTCCCCACCTGCTCCCATGCTACGAGATTCAATATCTTCTGGATGAACATCGAGTATTTCAATAAGTTTATCACGAACCCATTGTTGAAGACGACGACCTTTCGCTTTCGCTGACTGAACTTTCATAATAAAAAACCCCCATATAGGAGGTATTTATCTATTCAATTAAAGTTGGAACCCAACAAATGTATCTTTAGTTACGTCTTGTTTGAGACCACCAATAACATAACTTTCAACTTCTGTTTCTTGTGGTGCTACTTGCATGGACTTAGAATTTAACCAGTGCTCAGTCCAAGGAAGTGGATTGTTATTAAGAGGAGCATCAAAGATTGGATTAAATCCAATTGCTTTTAGACGACGATTGGCAGTCCACTCAACATACTTCTGAAGTAGTTTAGCATTCAAACCAATCATAGAACCATCCTTAAACAAATAGTCTGCCCAAAGTTTTTCTTCTTCCACACATTGTTGGAACATGCTATAAACAGTTTGCTCTTCTTCTTTAGCAATCTTAATCATATCAGGATCATCACCCTGATTCCATTTGTTGATAATGTTCTGGGTAATAACAAGATGCTGTGACTCATCACGGGCAATCAAACCAATGATCTTAGCATTACCTTCCATGAGTTTAAGTTCACCGAAAGCAAACGAGCAAGCAAAAGAAACGTAGAAACGAATGCCCTCAAGAATATTTACGTTCATGACAGCAAGATACAATTTACGTTTCAGGTCATAAAGAGTTTCTTTGGCAGCAGGAACGCCTTCAAGTTGATGCTGCCATTGGTTACCAGAAGAATAATCTTGGGCAGCCTGAATAAAATCATCATATGCTTTAGTCACACTTTGAGCACGTTGTAGAATTTGCTCATCGTGAATAATCGTATTAAACACTTCAGTTGGATCTGGATAGACATTCTTAATAATGTAAGTATAAGAACGACTATGTACCATTTCCATAAACTCCCACACTTTCATACATGCTTCCAGTTCAGGAAGAGAACAGTGGGGAGCGAACGCCATACTAGGACCACGACCCTGAACAGAATCCAGAAGAATTTGATACTTCAAATTAGCAGTGAAGATATGCTTTTGTTCTGGGCGAAGTGATTGAAAATCAGCACGATCTTTTTGGAGGGAGACCTCTTCAGGTCTCCAAAAGTATCCAAGTTGAGTTTGGGTAAGTTTATCAAACACAGGATATTTAAACTGATCGTATCTTTGGACCCCCAAGGGGGCACCAAAGAACATCGGTTGTTTTAAAGTATTGACATCTGCTGTGTTGAATACAGTCATACCGTCGATCTTGCTCATGGGTTCTTCGTTAGTTTTAAATTTTACAACTGTCACAGTCATCCTCCTGAAGGTTCAATAAATCATTAAGCATGTCTTCTACATCTTGTTGCTTGGAAATTTCTTCTGTAGTATCATCTTTCTTAGCATCGTAAGTGTTTTGATAGTAAGAAGTTTTCCAACCATACTTGTACGTATTGAGAAAGTCTTGTGCCATCACTGAAGTAGGAACTTCATTATCGGCATAATTCTCTGGATTATACGACCAGTTACCCGAGATTGCTTGATCAAAGAATTTTTGCATAACAGCAACAATATTGATATAACCAGCATTGCTAGGCATATCCCAAAGAAGCGTATAATTATTCTTAAGAGTCTGATACTGGGGCACAATTTGCTTAAGAGGTCCTTTCTTTGATTTCTTAACGGACAAGTAATCTCTAGGTGGCTCGATTCCATTTGTTTCGTTTGACACAACGGAACTGCTCTCCGAAGGCATCTGTGCGGACAGTGTGCTATGTCGTAGACCATGTGCTTGAATATCGGCACGTAGAATTTCCCATTCATATCTCAAAGTTGGATCACAGAGTTCATCGACATCACGCTTATAAGTGTCGATTGGGAGGATACCGTCAGCGTATTTTGTTCTATCAAAATATCCACAGGCTCCCTTTTCTTTGGCAATGTTATTTGAGGCTCTGAGTAGATAGAACTGGAAAGCTTCAGTAAGGTCGTGGACGAGTTGCCATGCTTTTGGATCGTCATAATGTTCTCCATGTTTAGCGAGATAATGGGCAAGACCAATATAACCGATACCAAGTGAACGACGATTTTTAGTAGACAACTCGGCAGCTTTGATTGGATAGTTTTGATAATCAATCAGTTCTTCCAAACCACGAACAGCAAGGTCACATAGTTCTTCTAGTTCATCAAGGTTCTTAAGTTTACCAACGTTGATAGCAGAAAGAATACAAAGAGCAATCTCTCCATCACCATCAATATGCTCAAGAGGATCTGTGGGAAGAGTAATTTCTTGACACAGGTTTGACATGTAAACTTTATCTTTAAAAGAAGAGTGTGTATTACAGTGGTCAATATTCATGATATAGATACGTCCTGTTTCAGCACGTTCTTTCAAAATATCAAGAATTAATTCCTGAGCACCGATTCGCTTTTTGGGGATTGAATCATTTGATTCGTAAGTGGTATACAAATCATCAAACTCAGGAGTCCCGAAAGCATCATACAAACCAGGGACATCATGGGGAGAAAATAGAGTGATGTCACCGTTGGTAATAAATCTTTCGTAGAAGATTTTTGAGATTTGAATGGAATAATCGAGTTTACGTACACGGTTGTCCTCCGTTCCTTTATTATTTTTAAGAACAATAATGTCTTCTATTTCTTGATGCCAGATTGGAAAGTGGACCGTAGCACTTCCACCACGAATCCCGTTTTGTGTACAGCATCTGACAGTCGATTCAAACTTTTTGAGGAATGGGATAACCCCTGTATGAGCAACTTCTCCGCCTCGGATTTTACTGTTGACTCCGCGGATTCTGCCAGCGTTGATGCCGATTCCCGCCCTTTGAGCAACATAGCGACCAATAGCCATGTCGCTGCTAAAGATGCTATTGAGGGTGTCATCGCTATCAATAAGAACACAACTAGCAAATTGTCTAAGGGGTGTTCTGACACCTGCCATGATTGGCGTGGGGATGTTGATCTTGTGTTTGGAGATGGCATTGTAGTAACGACGGACGTAATCGAGACGAGATGACAGAGGATAATCAGCAAACAAAGTTACAGCAATCATCATGTACATGTATTGAGGAGTCTCAAATACTTCACCACTGCTTCTATCTTGAACCAAATACTTATCTACAACTTGACGAAGACCAGCATAAGAAAAAAGATAATCCCGTTGATGGTCTACCCATCCGTTAATTTTAATCCAATCCTCATCAGAATACTTATCAAGGATTTCTTCATCATAGATTTTAAGAATGGTGGAATTGTAAAGAGCTACGTCATAGACACTTGGCATTCCTTCTTTCCAAATATTTTTATTAAATACTTGTTTACGTAAAGAGAAAAGAAGTAAACGTGCTGCTACAAATTGATAATTTGGATTGTCTAATGAAATAAGATCGCTGGCGGAACGAATAAGAATTTCTTGAATTTCTTCTGTCGTAATACCATTATAGAATTGTATTCCCGAATTCATTTCTACTTGTGAAGCAGAAACACCAGCAAGACCATCACAAGCTTCATCTACCATTCGATGAATCTTATCTAGATTAAGTGGTTCAACAGAACCGATACGCTTTTTAACTTGAATCCCGTTACTCATACTTTCTTCCATTCGATTAATTTAAGTTTTGCTTCCAACCCTTGATAAGTGTTTTGTTTAATTAGAGTTTGAACGTCGTGATTAGACATTACCATATCGTTTATATCTTTTTCTTCTATAGTAGAAGGAAAGATAACAACGGGCAATCCTTTATCAATTATACCAGACATTTTCTGAACAATCTGTTTATTTCTTGGTTCGTTATCAAATACATACACGAATTGATAATTGTAATCACTAAGATTAACATCACTACCACACATAGCAATGCTATTAGAAATAAACATTGAGTCAAATGGTCCCTCCGTTACATAAACTGTTTTGGTTTCGTCTACCCTATCAAGTCCGAATACCTTTGGTTTTGATTCGTCCAACATCACAGTGATGTATCGAATCTTTGCTTTCGGTGCTAAGGATCTTCCTTGATATCCAAACATGTTTCCATCTTTATCCCGTAACGGTATGATAATTCTTGGACTGTCTTGCTTCAAGTTTGGGAAAACAGGAAGTTGTGAGTTTGTCCATTCTTTAAATTTGGGACAGTAATAAAAATAATCGAGATCTTTAATTTTTCTATTCTCTAAGTACACCCGTGCTGGATGTGTAATATTTAGTTCTGAAATTTTATCTAGCTCAACCCCAGTTTTCTTTTTTTTTAAATTCGGGAGATTTAAAATCAAAATCTGGATTTTTAGTTTGAGTATTTTTTCCAGTAAGACCTTCCCGATAACGTTCCATCACATATTGATTATACAAATGAACACAATTATCTTTTAAGAAATTGGTAAGTGTTCTCCCCACGCCACAGTTGTGGCACTTAAAAACAAAGTCATTCTTGACCTTAAAAAGATACCCTCTAGTTTTATTCTGATGCTTCTGACTGTCACCACAGTACGGACATCGAAAATTATAGAGGGAATCTTTTTTCTTTGTAAATTTTTGAAGTTGGGGCGAGACCAAACTAATGTATTTGGCATCAATGTAACTCATGATTTATTTGACGTTGATCTTCTCCTCTATAATAGCACCGCCATTGCCCTGTGTCAAGAGGTTAGCAAAAAAACCTGACGATCCAATCACGACAGTAGCAGCGGTAGCAATGCCAATCGTGATCCAACGGAACTTGGCAATACCATCTACTCGTGATTCTAAATCATCAAGTTTTTTTTCTACCCTTTCTATTAAACTCATAATTGCTTTGTCTGCTCTGTCAGCTTGCTCAAAGCGGCTTTCGTGCCTTTCAAGAATGAGAGCAACGTTTTGATTGCTCTCACTAATCTTATCAACTGCTCTTTCGAGTTTGTCGAGCATCTCTTTAGAGAGCTCTTCGTATATAGAAAATTTTGCTTCTAACACTGAAATTTCAGTTTTTCCGATTCCGAAAGCCATAAGTATCCTCAGATATTTCTTACAGCAAAATCAAGGGCACTTTGGTATGTCGAAGCATCTTTATTAAGCATGTATCTAAATTGTGTTTGATTCTCTGGGGAAAGAGAAGCATACGTAGCAGCAATTTTCTTAGCAGAAAAATTATCTAAATTCTGTACAGATCCATCACCAAATTTAATTTTAGCAAATTGAGTTTCGCCATGAGTTAGCTCAGAAGTAGCAACTTGTAAAGCAACATCTAAAGCATCTAATTGATTAGTCGATTCAGTCATAGTCATTCCAATAGTAGGTTCATAAGAATTTTTAAGGGACACTTTCTTTTGTTGTTCAGATGCCCTTTTTTTAAAATCTGAAAGACGTGCTTTCATTAATGTATCCATTTCTTTAGTCTTGGTCATCATTTTAGCTTTCGCTTCGTCACGCTTCTTTTGAAGATCTTTTTGACGATTAAGTTTTTTCTGCTGACCAATTTGTTTTTGGGCTCTCTCGGTTTCGGAGGGAACCGCCTCAGAAATAAGTTGGTTTAATTCTTCTTTCATTTGTTTTCTTTTTGATATACGAGAGAGTAAATTTTTTGCTCCTTTTGTTCGCCCGTCAACATAACTTTTATTTGATTTTTTATATTTACGGTGTTGCTTTGGATTTACCAAAACAAAAGAAGGAGGTAATTGAAGACCGCTACCGTCACCAGCGACATTAGCAAATTCGTTTAAATTAGATTCAGTTGCTTTAGACATTCTTGATCAACTTCTTTATTAAGGGATTCTGGTAATCGGTTTAGAAAAAGCAAAAAAGCTTTTAAAATTGGCCAATATGTTGCTTCTATTTTAAAGAAGAACAGTGGTGTAGCAGCGTCATCAAATACATTATAAAGTAGAATGATATGATTTAAAATCAGGTGAGTTTTCAATTCACCTGTCAATTCATACCGCTTAAATAATCTCTTCAAATACTTAAACTTATTTAGATCTTCTTCAAAGTCATCATATGTAACTGACGAAGGATTGTCGTAATGTTTAATAGCAAAGAGAACCCAATTGTCCTTCGTCAGCTCACCAAAGTTCATATATTATCAAGCAAAATTATTATTATCAACTGTTAGGGTTGCTGTATTAGAAATGACTTCTTCAGCACCAGCAGATGATGTAAGCTTGACACGATACTGATAACCGTTAGAAGCGGTGGTAAGTGTCGTGAGAGCTAGTGAAGAACTGGTAGCACCAGAAACATTAGTCCACTTAGCAGTAGAACTAGTTCTACGCTGCCACTGATAAACAAGTGATCCAGTAGAAGCAGCAGCAGTTACCGAGAAGGTAGCAGCAGCAGTGCCAACAGCAGTTACAGTAAGTACCAAATTATCAGTTACGTTAACGCCACCGATTAGAGAACCAAGAATGGTAATGGTTTCAGCAGCAGCAAATCCAGTGCCAACAGCAGTAATAGCAACGCTGCTTACTGCTCCACCAGCACCTCTGGTTACAGTGAATGCTGCTCCAGTACCAGCAACACCACCAGCAAGACCAGTTAAAGTATAAACTTGATTTGCTTGACCAACAATTGTTGTAGTTGTTCCAGCTGTGTAATTAGTAATCGAACCAGCAGGTGTGAAAGCAGTGGCGTTGGCAGGTTGTACCGAGATAGTGATAGCAGATGCTACGTCTGCAGCAACGTTATCATCAAGGTCAGGAGCATTAACAGGAGCATCTTTGAATGCTACAAGATGTTGTGCCTTGTGACGGGTGTTGCCATTAGCATCAGTATATGTAAAATACTCCCACCAACCAGGAGCAGTCAAACCACGCTCTCTGTTTTCTGGAAGGGTTGCTTCAACGTCGTCAATAAAAATTGATCTTCTAGCAGCGGTGGCATATCCCTGTGATCCAACAACAGTACTATCACCATCTACGATTAGAGTATTATCCCAATCATATTTGTCTACAGAATTTTTTTCTGTGGTATTCAATAATTTTAAACTTTGTGCGTTATTTTCTGAACGACTGTAGAGAGTCATTTATTTTCCCCAGCATGAACTTTATATCTAAAAGATATTTATAAAAAAAGGGGAGTTAAACTCCCCAGATAAAATATTATTTTTTTATTTAACTCAGGGGGTAACGTCTTTAGCACCTTTTGCTTTTAGTTGTCCTTGAACTTGTAAAAGAATAAGTGAAAGAATACCGTTTGATTTGACTTTTGGGTTTGCTCCAAGTGCTTCCGAAACAGCAAAGAGTACCGTTGCGATAAGTGCTTGGTTAGCAATTGCCCATGCGATTAGAGCTGACATAATTTCTCCCTATATTTTATGGTTTTCCTGTAATATTTATCTTATCTTTTTTCTGACTACCCATCGCTTGATTTATATATTTTTTATTTTTTTTAGAACTTGTTTCGTCATCAGGGGTATTAGGAATTTCTGGCATTACCTCTACAGTGGGTTCTGCCTTCACTGCTTTTTTTCAGCAATAACCTCCTGTTCTAAAGCAATCATCTCATCAACTTTTTTCTTAGCAGCAATAATCTTGCTTACTTTTGAACGACGACCTTTAAGAAACTTGTCTTGCTTATCACTCTTACCATCATTGTTGACATCGGAATCTTCTTTACCAACTGGATCCATACCTTCTTTAACTTCTTTCTTTTTCTCAGGAAGACCTTTGTGCTTAGTAGAAGCAAACTTAGTAGCTTCTTTGTCGGTCATAGAACCAGCTGCTTTTTTAACTTCTTCAGAACCACCTTTCATTTCACCTTTCTTTTTGGCGTGAACCATACCCATAAATCTTTGCTGAGACTTGCTCACAGCCTTCTCAACAATGTCCTGAAGAGTTACTTGCTCTTTCATACCTGCTTTCTTTTCTGCTTTATCTTCAGCCTTCTCATGCTTTTCTTTAGCAGACTTACTCATTTTCTTTTCTTTTTCTTCCTCAGCCTTGCTTTCGTCTTCTTCTTTTACACAGTTGTCAACTGTCTTATCACCTTTCTTTTTAGTTCCCATTTGCTTGTATCCTTTCCAACAAGCTTTGCCGTCAAGTCCCTTTTCCTTTTCAATAATAATAGTTTCGCCATCTTCCATTACTATTTCGTAAGTTGTGCCAACTAATTCTTCTGGCATCAACTCAGTTTCTTCCTTTTTAACTACGTTAGTGTACTTAATTTCGGCACCATGAGATTGTTTTGTTCCAGTTCCGCCAGCAATATTAATTGCTGGATCAGCTGGAGCAGCTTTTGCTTTAGGATCTTTCTTTGAAAAATCATCCTCATTACCTTTCTTTTGTAATGAAGGGATTCCTTCTTCACCAAGATATGATACAGCAGATGAAATCAATGCTTTTGAATATTCGTCATAATGTGCCATCTGTGTCGTTGCTCTCTGTCTTTCCATTTGTAAAGATACTACTATTTTTCCTTTCTTTATTTATGTTTTCAACAACATTGACCTCACGAATATCCTTTACCCAAGCACGAAACATCTTACCAGATTCTGTTACAGCGATCACGTAATTAACCCCAGGACGAATAATCGTCCCCTTCTCCCCAGTGTTAACATTCATTACACAATCACCTTCTTGAAAAATTTCTTTTTGAAGATAACATTCTTGAGTTACTTCTTGTCTTAATTGTTTGAAACTTTTCATTTACGGTTTTAAGTTGAACGGAAGTGGTAGGATTCGAACCCACGAACGCTTTCACGTTGCTTGTTTTCAAGACAAGTGCCTTCAACCACTCGGCCACACTTCCAATATTTTTGATGGTTCAAGTGTGATATACCTCAAGGATATAACAGGGACTTGAACTCTATCGTTTCTATTTAGAGATCACCTTCTGCTCTGTGCTCAGAGTAATAGATGTCGAACGCTCCACCAGGATAACGCTTCTCAAGTTTTTTTACATTACGCTCAATGACTTCATTAAAAGAAACACCGAGTGCTTGAGTTGCTTGAGCAACATACCACATGATATCGCCAAGTTCAATGATCAGGTGCTCTCGGTTATCTTCGTTCCATGGTTTACCTTGGAAAACCATTTTCTTAACGATTTCGAGAAACTCACCACCTTCAGCATTAATACCAACGCCAGCAGTAAGCAGTCGTTCAATATTGGCACCCTTACCATCAAGCTCAACAAGCCTATCAGCAAGGGAGCAAAAATCTTTAGAAGCGTCACTGGTAACAGCATCCACAAACTCTTCGTAGCGTTGAAATACAATAGTGTCAGACATAAATTAGATTACAAAAGTTGAAAATTTATTAAGGCGAGATTGTTTATTGGAAGTATCTTCGAAGCGTTCAAAGGTTTCTTCCTCTTCAGTGTCCGTGATAGAACCGTCCGAGTCATCTACATTATACAGCTTCATCTTCGCTCTGTCAATACCCACAGTGAACCTCTTGTAGTAAGTAGGATCGTTGTATCGATTCTTTAATTGTTTAACCATGATACGACCTGACTGTTCAAGCTCCTCAGTGGCAATGAGAGCAAACATAAAATCAGCAGTAGCGGGTAAACCAAATGATTCAGATGTGTCGGTAAGATCAACGTCAGAATTCCCAAAACCAGAACGAGTAGTTTGAGTAGCAGTAACAACTGGAACGTCGTGCTCGACAGCAAGACCCCTAAGTTCCTCAGCGATTGCTTTAACATATGTGTAAGAGTTTACAATATGACCCTTGTATCTAGCAGACGAACATATATTAAGATAATCAATGAAAATGATAGTGGGAGAAAAATCTTTCTTCAAACGAAGATCGCTGAGCAATGCTTTGAAGTGTCCTACGTGAGCAGAAGCAGTGGGGTATTCTTTAATGATAAGTTTACCCTGTGTCTTCTGTCCAATTTGATGAACTCTAGAAGTGAAGATTGATTCTGGAATAGATCCAATATCTTTAATATTAACATTCAATAGATTAGCGTCAATACGTTCAGCAATCTTTTCTTCCGCCATCTCAAGAGTGATGTATAAAACATTTTTTCCTTGAGAAAGACAAGCAGCAGCACAATGACACATGAAAAGTGATTTACCTACACCAGTTCCTGCCAAAGCAACATTGAGTGTTTTATTGGGGAGACCACCTTTAGTAATCAAATTAAATTTATCAAGATCAAAAGGAATCTTTGCTTCATCTCTATGATAATATTCATAACGCTGCTCTACGTTATCTACGTAGTCGTGTCCGATGTATTCATCAAACGAAACTGCCAGGGCCTCTTGAAGTATCGATGGGATCGAATCTCTTGATAACTTCGGATCTCCCCCGTCAGCAATTTTGATTGACTGGAGTAGGGCATTGTAAATGGCCCTGTCTTTACACCACTTTTCTGTTGCTGTGACGACCCAATCTTTGTCGATCCATTCGTCACTATACTCTTTGATTTTCGTAAGGCTTTCTTTATAAGTGTCTTCAGTGAGATCATTTCTATCTTGTAACGCTAAGATTAATACTTCCTTTGTAGGAATTTTATCATACTTGACAGAGAAATTATGAATCTCTTCAAAGATAACTTTCTCAGAATACTGTTCAAAATATTCTGCTTTGAGATGAGGAACTACCTTACGATAGTATTCCTCATTACAAATTAAGTTTCTTAGAATAGTTGATTCAATCGTCTCCGTCATTACTTGCTCCATAAAGAAATTCGGTGTGGGCGTGTTCTTCTAATTTTGCCATCACTTCATCTGTAAGATACTGATCTGGGTTTTTTAAAATTTCTTTGCCGTAAACCTTTTTACCATCAACCTCATACCTGCCAGCAACGTTCTTCCAGATCCCTGCTCGCTCTCCCAATTCTAGCAGACCATAGTGCTTTTCGAGACCTCGTTCGTCAAAGAATAGACGGGTTTCCACTTTCGATCCCTCACGGGTCAGACGGGACTTCTTCGCCTCACATTTAATAATGTTTCCGACGAGATCGGTTCCGTCTTTTTCTTTTTTCTTCGAGAGGTAAATGATTGTACTAGCAGAATACTTAAGACCACTACCACCCCCCATCTCTTTAGTAGGAACATACGAGCCAACAACGTCATAGGTATGATTGGTAACTAACATTGGAATATTTGCTTTGCCGAGTTTCAGTGTAAGAATTCTAAACACTGATTTGGTAAGCTGTGCTTTGGTCATGTCACGAACGTTTTTATCGTCCGAAGCATCTTGAACTTCTTTGTTTGTGGCAAGCATACCAAGGGAATCAAGAACAAACATTAATGGTTTACGTTCTGATTTTGGTTGTTCAATATACTTATCAATAATACGAACTGCTTGTGTTCTAAATTCTTCAATTGTATCTACGGGAAAAATAACCATTCGCTTAGAATCAATTCCCCTGCTTTCAATCATCTGCTTACTAATGGCAGACTCAGTTTCAAAGTAAATAACACCAGCATCAGGGTCACTATTGAGGAAATTACGAACGACAGAAAGACAAAAGAAAGTTTTTCCTGTTCCTGATTCTCCAGCGATAGCGGTAATTTTATTGGAGGGAATTCCCCCGAATAACGATCCAGACACCAAAGCATTGAATACGTAGCTGCCAGTGTCAACAAAAGATTCAACATCGCCAGCAGCAATGCCATCAGAAACAAGAGCAGCGTATTCATTTTTACTATCTTTAATTACTTGTTGTAAAAAATCCATAAACCTCCTAATTAAAAAAACTCATGAGCGATACTTTACGCTCAGTATCCCATCCAATACATTCTAGCACATTTTTGAGCGGATCGTAGAACGACTTTTCAAATTGTTTTCGATAGTCAACATACTTATCCAAATTTAATTCTTCTGGCAATCTACCAAAAAATGAAATTACATTTTCTTGAATGGGGTTTGGCATCTTGAGGTAGAGAAATTTGATTTTCTCTCCTTCCTGGATAAGAGGGTACTTGTGAGTAAGATCATTACTTCGTACATAGTGATTATACAGTAATGCACCTCTGACCTGAATAGGAGTCCTCTCTCCATAAATTTTCGAACGACTGGAATATTTTTGTAGTCCATTACAACCTCGTGGAAAAGAAATATCAAGATAATTTTGTTTCCGAGTATCTTCTTTTATCTGTTCAATAAAATCAATAATATCATCATTAGTTTGATTGATGATAATTGTATATGCTTTATACAACTTATCTCGAAAGTATGCTGGGGTGGAAGATCTAGCGGTTTCCATACCACAGATTTTCATCTTCGGTTCTTTATAACGAACACCTTCACTATCCCATACGTTAAGAACATAACGTTTCTTGGCAGTCCAGAATCCACGATTGGCAATGTTCTCTCGCTTCATTACCATTTTTTGATCATAAGCATTTACATAGTCAGCCAATTCTTGGTAAGAACTTTCAATAAATTTTTCAAGTTCCACCTTACAGATCTTATCAATGAACGAGACAACGCTTTCATTAACTTTCTCTCTTCCCTTGTATATAGTTTCGACCAAAGGACCCAGATTAAGATACATGGAATCAGTATCACAAGCAATAACATAATCAACATTAGTAGTTTTGAGAATTTTATTTAGATACTGATTCATTTTTGTTTCTATCCAACGAATAGAAAGTTGTCCAGAAAGAGTGATTGCCTCAGCAATTTCAAGTTTGTAATAACGAAAGTGTTCGTTACCGATAGCACCATAAGCAGAGTTGAGTTGAATCTTCCGTGCCATCTGAATGTTATTACACCGAGAAATCTCTTTCTTTAATTCAACCGTTGGATTGTTTTCGTACTGTTGCTTGGCAGCCAACATTTTCTTTTTGTAGATAGTACGTTCCTCATAGATTTTTTCCATGAGTTTTGGCAGGAATCCTTGATACTCAGTTGTATAAAGAGTGCCATTAGCACAGAGAGTTTTTCCTGACAAGTCACTTAAATCAATCTCCCGATTCAACAATCTATCTACATTAGCGTGGGGATGTCTTTCATTCAGAAGTGTTTCTGGCGAAAGGTTGTATTGCATAATAAGGTGAGGGTATAGACTGTTAAGGTCAAAACTCACAACCCAATCATACAATCCAGGAACAGGTTCTTTTACAAATGCCCCAGCATACTTATTATCTTTACTGCTTTCTTTTTTGGGAGGAATAGCAATATTTTGTTTCGCCAAATACACATAGATAATGTTATCCCACATACGAACTTGGGAATATACATCCTCAAAATTTACCTTGGCATCATATGCCATAGTAAAAGCAAGTTCAAGCAGTTTCATTTTGTCGTCTAGTTTATCAACCAGTCGAACGTCAATGATGTTGTACTTAACAAATTTATCCCAATCTTTAGTATAGAACTCCTTGAAGGTATCAAACTCAGAGTGATCTAGTTTCTTTTCGTCAAGTTCCACAAAAGCAATATGATCAAGACGATATGATTCCTGGTTAGTGTAAGTAAATTTCTTATACAGTTCCAAGTAATCGAGCGTGGCAATTCCCATAAGATCATAAGCAAAATTCTTACGACCTTTAATAAAAATTTCCCGTGACATAGTGTTCTTCCACGGAGAAAGAAGACGAGCTTCTGCTTCCCCAATCATTCGTTCGATACGACGATAGATGTATGGGATATCAAACAGTTGAACATTCCATCCAGTAATTACATCTGGATAGTTTCCCATCCACCAATGTAGAAATCCTTTCAGCAATCCAATTTCAGAATCGAAGTGAAGGTAGTTAACTTCCTTATCATGATTATCATAAGGACGAGATCCAAATACAGTGATCCTACCCATATCACTATCTTTAATACTGATTAAAAGAATCTCTTGATCAGCAGATTCTAAATCAGGAAATCCATTTTCGGCACCAGTTTCAATGTCAAGAGTAAAGACACGAATTTTGCTAGTGTCATATTTCATTTCATCTTCAGGATACTCTTCAAAGATGTACTGATTTAGAAAACGAGTCTGACCATAGATTTGAAAGTCGTCAATATCTTTATGGTCTTCAATAAATTGTTTAGCATCACGAATGCTGCCCTGCTTAATTGGACGAACATTCTTCCCATCAAGTGTTTTCCATTCTTCTTGCTTGGCCGAAGGAAGAAAGAGTGTTGGATTAAATTGAACTTTGTCTTGAAATTTTTTACCATTATCATATCCACGAACGAGAATAGAGTTTCCCGATTGTTCAACACTGGTGTAAAATTTCATTCTTCAGGTTCTTTATCAATAGGTACAGGTTTTTCAATATCGACCGAAGCACGATATTGATTGTAAATAAAATCGGATGGGTCAGCAATCAAGCTAATTTCAGATGATCTGACAATAAACTCACGATCTCTGGCGTGGGGAGGGAAGGCTCCTAGGCAGGTGCCCTCCACTTCATACGGGTATTTTAGCACACAATCGGGGTCTCCGAATTCCACATCAGGAATTTCTTCAATTTCCGAAACAATCCAGATGCCAGCAAATCTAATCAATTTAATATCATTCATTTGACATCACTTCAGGATTAATAACCTTTTGAATTTCTTCTTGCTGAAGTCGAGCATTTTCATTTTCTAAAATTATTTTTTCTGCTTGTTCAATTTTAGATTGATAAGCTACTGCTAATCCTGGATCTGGTTGCCCGATAGCAAGAACTCCATCGTATGGAATTTTATATTGAACATCAGTAGAATAAGGACACCATTTACTAAATTTAACTTGTAAATCTTGTTCTGGGTTATCTGTATTATTTACTTCAACAAGTGAAAGCGTATACGGATGGGTGAGTACCAAACAAATACCTTTCCTATCTTCTCCATCTCCCTCAAAAGCTTCTTGAAGAAGAGTGATCAATTTTTCTCCTGTTTTTAAAATTACAATTGATGGCAGTTTATTCATTTTCTTTTACCTCATTAAAAATTTCTTGGTTGTCAATTATACTATAATATGGTTGTACAGTTTCAATATATTTTTCTAAAATTTGATCTTTTGGTTCTCCTATGCTAACAACATAATCAAAAGGAATTCTAAATTGTAAACTTTTAGAAAATGGAGACCATTGCTGAAAAATAATTCTTACTTCATTTTCATCTGGCACATCTTTTGGATATGTGTAAGAAATTACCATAGGAACTTCAATCAAAAAACACAATGGATCTTCAGTTTCCTCAACCATTAATTCAGTTAATTTACATATGATATGCTGTTTATTTTTCAGCATAACAATTTTAATGTCTTCCATAAATTTGATCTCACCTAATTTTTATTATACCACAAAAAGAAATGGGGGTCAAGGTTGGATTTTGCCAACCAGACCCCGAGCGACGACGATATTTGGGTAGCCCTTTAATATTTATTTCATTCCTCTGTCAAAAATTGAGGACCTTTAATAGATCTACCAATATTATAAGTTGTTTTCTTTTGATGCTCTGGAATAATTTTTTCTAATGAGATTGTTAATAACCCATCTTCAAAATCTACAGAAGAAACTTTTACATCCTCAGATAATTGCCACGAATTATTAAAGGAACGTTTGGACAAACCTTTGTGTAAGTAGTTTCTTTCAGTATCTCGTTTCTCAACTTTAGAGGCAACTCTGAGAATGTTTTGTTCTGTAGAGATTTCAATCTCATTTGCTTTAAATCCAGCAAGAGCGATTTCAATCTCGTAATTAGCGTTATCATGTTTGATAAGATTGTACGGAGGATAGCTAGTATTGTGACCAGACATAGCATCTAAACGATTAAAAATGTCATCCAATCCTACGTTAAATGGTTGATAAATTTGCCAAGATAAATTAGTCATTATTTTTCTCCTTAAATAAGCGAGTGTTATATGAGACCCCGAAGGCATCTCATAATAATTTATTACAAGACAACAAAAAATGGTAGGAGGATTCCCCTACCACTATTGTTCGGTCATCAGTATTGTATACCCACGTTTACGATACCAATCCAAATGAGATTTCCCCCAAGGTATTAAAACCCACACTACTTTACCTTCTGGAGATAAAAATTGAACATTAACTGTTCTCATTCAGATTTTTTTCTTCCGATATTATACTTGCTTTCAAGAGTCCACTCATCCTTTTCTTTAAAGGCAAGAACTTTAATTTGATTGAGTGGAGCAACATCCTCAATTTTTTCAGGAGTTACCACTGTAATGAGTCCCCAATCCAAAAGCAATTGAATGATACGATTCCTACGTTGAACATCATTCAACGAAAGATTGGTATGTTTGCCATCCAAAGCAAATAGTTCTTTAAAGTGAACGATGTAATACCTACCTTGCTTATGTAAAATATGACAAGATTGGTAAATTTTTTTCTCTTTTCTAGAAGCAACACCGATTCGGGTAAGAGTTTCACGGACTTTCAAAAAGTCATCTGGCTCTGCCAGAGAAACTTCAACCATATCAGATTGTTGCCACTGAATTACAATATCATCTGTCATTTTGTTCCACCCTTATTCAATGCTTTTTTTATAATTTCAAGTTGATCTGTCGTAAGAATCTGTAATGCTTCTAGAGCTTTGTTATGGCTATAACCATAATACTCCTTCACCAATTCAAGATGCTCAAGCGTCTGCTTTTTGACCCAAGGACTATAACGTTTTCTTGGTTTCAAAGTATTTATAAAAAAATCAAATTGTAGTTTCTTGTCTAGATGAGCATTCTTGTTCATCTCATTGACGTACAGAATAGTATCCGTAAACGAAGACAAGCATTTATTAACAATAAAAGGTGGATATCCTTTTACCGCTTCTTGATCATCATCAAGAAGTTTCTTTTTTGTTTGGTTAATAGCATTAAGATAATCTTTTAATTCATACTTCATGTAAATACAGCAGTCACACCAATCACTTTAGCATTTGGGTTACGAGCAAGGGCAGTTTCCCTTGCTTCCTGATAATTAGAAACAATGACTTCTTCGTAAAAAGTCCTACCAGCGACATAGAGTTGAACACGGCATTTCATAATTAAAATTCCCCTTTGGTTTCATCAATAATAGCAGGAGGTTCTGCCTTCTCAGGTAACCAGTGGACAGAACTAGAACTGGCATAATCGGGTTTGTGGTATTTCAAGAATTCTCTAAACGTCATTTTCATTTCTTTCTGGGTCATACCACAATGAGCTGC